GTGCTCCCGGTACCAGCCCTCGGACAGCATCACCTGCTGGATGCGGCTGGCGCCGTAGCGCTGCATGGCCACCTCGGCCAGGAACTGGCCATTACCCCGCGCATCGAACGCACCGCCCGTGAAGCGTGGCAGGCGGTCCATCAGGTAGAAGGCGATCTGCTCCTGCTGGCGGAAGGGCACATTGCGCAGCTCGACCAGGAACGGCACCCGGCGCACCAGGTTCTGCGTCTGGATCAGCGGCACATGCACGGTCAGGTCGCCGCTGCGGCCGAAGTCCTCGCCGTTGAAGGAGATGGCGTCCGCCGGCAGGGCGGCCAGCAGCGGCGCCAACTGAGCCTCCAGCCAGTCGCGGCACTCGGCGGCGCGGATGTGGTCGGGCAGTAGCTCGAAGCCGGCCTTGCACTCCCAGCGCAGCACCGGCGTGTCGGCCGACATGCGCGACTCGATCAGGGCGCGCGACAGCCAGGCGCCGCCCGAGTTGGCCGGAACGCAGTCCAGCTCCTCCTCGGCGCCGTCGCCGTAGAAGGCGTAGACGTCGGCCATCCAGGCCGCCTCTTCGGCTGCCGTCCATTCCTTGCCCAGGCGCAGGCAGACGCGGCGGTACAGGCCATCGGCCACGGCTTCCTGGAAGGTAACCCGATGCACGGTGCCCTTGCGCTTGCCGGCCCGGATGTCTTCGACCAGCTCGTTGAACGGGTTCTCCACGCCATTGTGGGTGGAGATGACGCGCACCCGGCCGCCCCAGATCAGCATGGCCAGCGCTGCCTTAAGCAGCTCGTCGAGCTGGTCGTGGAAGGCGGCCTCGTCGATCACGATGGTGCCCTGGCGGCCGCGCAGGTTGGAGGGCCGGCTGGTGAGAGCAACGATACGAAAGCCCGAGGCCGGGAAGCGGATCGTGAAGGTCTTGATGTTCTTGTCGGCGTCGTCGTCTTCCCAGAAGCCCTCCTCGATCTCCGAGGCGGCATGGTTGAAGGCCCGAGCCCACATCGCACACGCCTGGATGTACTCGATGGTCATGTCCTGGTTGTAGGCGATGTAGTAGACGTTCTGGCCACCGGCCGAGCGGTTGGAGGCGGCGGTCAGCACGTCGTCGGCGGCCTCGCCCCAGGTCAGGCCCGTCCGGCGGCTCTTCTCGATCACCTTGAGCGGCGACTTGTCGGCGACCCAGCGCTGCTGATAGCCCATCAGCACGGCCGGTGCTTCGGCCGTGGCGGTGTTGGGCAGACGGGCGGGAATGGTGGTCATGCGGCGATCCCGAGGATTTCACGGCGCAGCTGGTCGACGGATTCCGCCGACAGGCCGCCCTTCTTGGCGATCTTCTCCACGGCAGCCGCCGCAGCTTCGGCGCGGGCGCGGACTTCGGCCTGCCACTTCTTCTGCGTGACGGTCGCGCGGCCCAGTTCGGCCACGGCGCGGGCGACCTTGGGCAGGTCGAACTCGCCTTCCTCAGCCATCAGCAGCTTGAACAGGTGCTCCTGCACCAGGCGCATCAGGGCCTCGTTGACGGCGCCTTCCTCATCCGGCGCGGCCGCCACCACGGCGCGGGCCTGCTCGCTGGCCATCTTGAGGGCCGACAAGCGGGTCTCGAACGCCTGGCCGTAGCGGTGCAGCGCGCTCTTGCTGATGGCGTAGCCGCGCGCCTTCAGCTCCTCGGCCAGCAGCTCATAGTCGCTGAAGTTGTTCTCGGCGAGCGCCCGGTCCAGCCATTCCTTGATCTCGGCCGGCATGCCGGCCACCTTGCTGCGCGGCGGCATGGTCAGGCCCAATACTTGACCGGCCGGGCAATGCCAGGCTGGCAATCGACGGTGTATTCGGCGATGTCCACGCCGTAGCGGGTGACATCGGCGAACCAGCGGCCGCTGGGCTCCTTCTTCAGCTCGACCAGGGAGCGATCGGCCAGGTAGTCCAGCTCGCGCCGCAGCTCCAGCGCGGTGGCGTCCGGGTAGATCGCCTGGATCGTGGAAAGCACCAGCTCTTCATAGGCACCGATCGGGCGGGCGTTGTTGAGCGTGAGCAGGATGTTCCAGCGCATGGATTCGCGCCGGACCTTGGCTTGGTCAACCATTGTTGGCTCCCTTCATTTGAACGACTTCGAGCTTGTTGTAGAGGGCGTCCAGCTTGGCCTCGATCACGCTCTGGCCCCGGACGTAGTCTTCGCGGCGGACGTACTGCAGTGGCAGCTCGGCCTGGAAGCGCAGGAATTCGCGCTCGATGTTGCGCAGCAGATCGGTTTCACGCCGTTCCTCGTCGAGGTGCTGTGCGAACGTCTGCCGCCACGTGGCTTGGCCTTCCTCTCTGGCCTTCTCGATCGTCTCGAATCGCTCATTCAGGCGACGGTCGATCTGCGACAGCAGCAGCTTCCCAGCGGCGAAGAGGAAGCCGAGGAACGAGATCAGCAGCGTGATCAGCTGCCAGAACTCAACTTGTACGGTCATGCGTGGGTTCTCCCTTGATGTTCTTGAACGGTCTGGCATTCCACGCAGAGCGTGACACCGGGTACGGCTTGCTGGCGCCCTTCCGGGATCGGCTCGCCGCAGTCGAGGCAGTGCGAGGCCGAGCGCCCAGCCGGGCGGGCAGCGCGCCGCGCGGCGAGGGCGAATTCCCGGTCGGCCATCTCGCGGTCGCTGGCTTGGTCAGCGATGTCCATCGGTGGCCTCCTCATGCCAGTCGATCAGCGCGTCGAGTCGGCTGCGGCAGGCGTCGTACTGGTGTCGGGTACCGTCGATCCAGCCAGCGACGTCGGTATCGCTGGCAGCGGGGGCATCCGCTGCAGCAGCCCCGCTGGCGGGCGCGGGCAGGACTGGAGTGCGGAGGCCGATGGCGGGTTCGTTGAGCAGCCGCACAGTGCCAGCGTTGAGGCAAGGGCGGCCAGTAGTAAGGCGCTTGATTTCACGTGCATGCTCCTGAGCTTGGGTTTGGCGGTTGGTCTCTTCGGCGGCCAGGCGTGCCTGTAGGGCGTCGCCGCGCGCTTGGGCTTGCTGGAGGCGATCCAGCGCGGCCTGTGCGGCCTGGCGCTCTTGGGTGGCCTGGTCGGCCTTGAGCGTGGCGACCTGTGCCGTGCAGCGGTCTTGCTCTTGCTCGCGTCCGGTCTGCCAGCCAGCGATCGCCGCGAGCAGCGTCCAGACCAGGAAAGCGAGGGCAAGCCACGGGCGCGCAATGGAGGTGTCAAGCATGGCGAGCCCTCCGTTGGTTGCGGCGCTTGTTCGCCAGGCGCTTGGCGGAACGGACGCCGGAGACGCGGCCCTGGCGGATCAGCGGCGCCGGGACGTAGCCGAGCGGGAAGGACAGACGTGGAAACATCGGCGGGACGAAGTCCAGCAGCGAGAGCAGGTAGCGGATCATGCGCAGCTCCCTTGGCCCCAGCCGGCGGCCACATAGCGCGGCTCGAAGGTGCGCAGGATCAGGCGCGGATAGCCCCGGTTTTCCCGGAAGGCCGCCGCGTGGCGCCCGGCGTTGTAACGCTCGACCTGATCGAACCAGCGGGCGCTGTCGGCCCCTTGCGCGGCGGCCAGCTTCTGGTCGCGCCACACCCAGCCCAGGCCGCCGTTGTAGGCGGACAGGGTCATGGCCATGCGATCACACGCCGAGGCGGCCTTGATGCGCTCCCACAGGTGGCGGTCGTAGGTGACCAGGGCGCGCAGGCCCCAGCCGGGATTGAAGGGCTGCCTGGCGGCCAGCGCCGGGTAGGCTTCGGCGATCCAGTCGGCAGTGGCCGGCATGAACTGAGCGATGCCCTGGGCGCCGACCGGGCTGATCGCGTCCGGGCGCCAGCGGCTTTCCGCATGCACCTGGCCGGCGAACGTGGCCACCGGGGCGTCGAGGCCCCACACGGCGCGGGCGTTGCGGGTCAGGTCGGCGCGGTGCTTCTGGGCGGCCAGCGGGATGTCGGCGGCGGCCGCATTGCGGAAGCACAGCAGGCCACCGACCACCAGGGCCAGCAGGTAGCCGATCCAGAACACCCCGGCCGGCGTCAGCCGCAGACGAAAATGAGCGGGGCGGCGCATGGTCAGAGCCCCAGCGCCACACCGACCACCACGGCGCCGACGATGATCGCCCGGCGCAGCATGGCGGCCGCAAACACCTGGTGATAGCCCTGGGCGACCTGGTGATCGGCGTCCAGCTCGCAGCGGGTGCCAGTGCAGCGCCAGTCGTACTTCAGGTAGCTGTCGGGCCGGGCATAGGGAAACAGCGAGCGGTCGAGCCAGTAGGCGACCACGGCCGCCAGGCTGATCAGGGACAGCTTGTAGAGGGCGACGGGGAGCTGCTGTGGGGAAATCAGCGCGATGGCGATGATCAGCAGCAGAGCGGTCAAGAGCCACCCGGCCATGCGCGGGATGCGTTTCGGGGACATGCTTCCTCCTACGGGTTGAAAGTCGGGACAGCGCCGACCGAACCCGCGAGAAAGCACACACCCCGCCCCGACCAGCGTCACGAAGGCGTGACGGCAGCCGAGGCATGCAGGGCCATCCAGCCTAAGCAGGCGGCGGACCCAGCGAGGAAGGTACTGACGGATCGAGAGGCGCATGCCGCCATCTTCGGGCGGCATGCGAATGGGGTCTTTTAATCTGGTTTAGAGAGCGCAGGCCGGGCGGCCCGCAATTGGCTTGTTTAACGGACAACAAAAGACGCGCAAGGCAATCCGGACCACCATGACGGCACATCAACCTCCCGGAGCCATGTCATGAGCCAGATTCCGCCTAATGCATTAACCGCTTACGCAGCGCGGCTTGAGGATCGGTTGCGTCAGCTGCGATCCACAAAAGCCGGCGAAGTCGTTTATCAGGTCGATCACCTGAAGCCACAAGCCACCCCGCCTGCCAATCCGCGCCCGCGAGGCATGCTCAGTGCGTTGCGTCGCTGGGCGATCCGTCGCTTGATCCTGCGAGAGTTTCCGTCAGTTCGGGATGCGTTTGCAGGTACCGTAGCAATTGGCTTAATGCCGCTTTACTCAGGCGAAGCCGAAGCCTCGGCGAAGGAATCGACTGCGCCAGCTCGACCGGCAGCATTGGCGACATGCCCAGCGTTAATTCCCCTGTGGCAGCGTCGTATCCAAATTCCAGCGGCGCATCCAGATACAGCGGCAGAGGCTCTCCGCGCATAGTCTTCTCGCTACTCATCTTTCCTCCCTTCGCCCCGCCTGCCGGGGCTTTTCTTTGTCTGAAAATCGGCGCCGGTGGGACGCCGCTAAAACACATCCTCGTTGGCTGCCTCATGCGGACTTCTTGCCGCCGCTGCCGGAAGACGGTTTCGCCAGCGCATCGCTTGTCGCCTTGATGGCTTTCTTGCCCTCCGGGCTGGAGTGTCGGTAGTTGTCCAGTAGCGCCGCCTCCTCAGGCTTGAGGACTGGTGTCGGCGCAGCAGCGCCAGATCGCTGACCGGTGAGGATGTAGAGAACATCGGCGCCGGCAGCGGAAACTGCCGCCAGATAAGAGGCGTCTGGCTGCCGATCACCCTTCTCGTAGTTGCGCTGTGACCTCATCGTCACCCCGCATATATCTGCCAGTGCAGGCTGGCTCAGGCCTAGCCGCTCTCGCTCCTCTCGCAATCGGTTACCTATCTCAAAAAACACAAACATTCCCCTTGACATGAGGAACGTTCGTTCCTCATAATCCGCATCACATTCACTACCAATTCACAGGGAGGCACAAACCGCCATGACCCCCGCCCACGACATCAACTACCGGACGCCCCGCCAAGACGCGGCGAGCCCCACCATGAGCACCCATGACTTCTTCAAGACCCGGTTGGGCGCAATGTGCAGTACCGGGGCCAGCGACGCGCAGATCGAGCGAGAAACCGTGCTGGCGGCCTGCGTGAGCGTCATGGAGGACATGGCGTTCGACACCGAAGACCTGCGCATCGTGCTGACCCTCCTCACGGCGTTGGCAGGCACGCGTCCCGCAGCGCTTTTAGCGCGGCTTCGTTCCTCTGCCGCAGCAGGGCCTGCTCAGGAAGATGCGCCACCTGCTGCGCCAAGGTCTTCGTCAGTGAGTCCAGCGTGAGCGCCTCTTGTCTCGCCAGCAGCGCCAGCGTTGCCTCGCCGATGGCGTTGGCAACCTGTGTCTCGGCCAGGTCCTTGCCGAGGGCCTTCTGTTTCTCGATCACCCTTTGCAGTTTTTCTTCCATTTCCAACCCCTCTGTCTCAGGAGGCCAACCATGACCGTCCAGCGTTTCAAAGCCTGGCTGCGCAGCCAGGGCAAAACCATCCGTCAATGGGCAGAAGAGAACGGCTTCCCGCCCAGCGCCGTCTATCGCGTCCTCAACGGCGTCGACAAGGCCAACTTCGGCCGCGCCCACGACATCGCCGTCAAGGCCGGCATCAAGCAGCCCGAGAAGCTCGCTGCGTGAGGCCAACCATGTCAAACATCACCACCGCTTTGATTCAAGAAAGCATGCGTGCCAGCGGCAAGGTGCTGCTCACTCATCGCGCTGCTGCCGCGCTCGTGCAAGTGAACGCTCGGCCGCCGCTGCAGGATCGACATCCGGCCATACACCAAGCAGTGCCAGTTGCCGATGCAGCATCTTCCGTGCCTCGTACAGCCCTGCCGATTCGCCCGCCTCAGCATGCTCCGGGTGAGCCAGTAGATCCTCGTAGCGTTCATCCGCCGCTTGCAGCGATCGCTGAATTTTCTCCACGTTCGGATGATCGCGCAGCAGGTGAGGCAGCACCTCCACCAGTAGCGCAAATATCCCGTTCGCCCAGTCATCAACGCGGTCGACTTCCGTCCGCAGTCGTTCGACTTCTGCGCGCAATTTCGCCTCGCTCATGATGCTCAGGTCTTTGCTCATGTTTGCTTCTCCTTGTCGAATTATCCGCTTTCCATCGTATCTGCCGCAAATCGCTTGCGATAGCTGCAAAAGCGCTATTTGTTTGGAAATCGAGCGCAGCCCCTTCCGTTTGGAGTTCCAGAAATGACTGTTGCCTTGGAATCCCGCATCCAGAGCGCGATCCGCGAGTGTCTCGATCACGCCAAGCGTGTCCTCTACCGCGACGTGGCGAATCTGGCAGAGCTGATGAGCCTCGATAACAAGTGGGTTTTGTTCAAGTGGGTTGAGACTGGCCGGATTCCGGCAGTGGCCATTCCAGCGTTCGAGGCAGCTTGCGGCAGTAACGCGCTGAGCAGATGCCTTGCTGAGAAAGGTGGCTCTATGACCATTCCGGCTCCCACAGGCCGCTTTGCCCGAGTTGCCAGCAGCGCTGAAACGCATCTTCTGGTGAGCACAGCCATTGTCAAGGCGATCGCCGCTGAGATTGATACGTCGAAAGCTGGTGAGGCCGTCCGGGCGATCAACGGAGCGATCGAGTCGCTGGCGTGGTTACGGCATCAGCTCGCTGAAAAGGAGGCGAGCCATGATTAGGCGTAACTGGAAACGCATCCAGCCGACCTCCCTGCGCCACGCGCTGGAGCTGTGCAAGGACTTTGCGAAGGAACGCCACAACCTGTCCGTCGAGCGCATCGCCGAGCGGATGGGGCTGACGGATCACTGGACCGTCTACAAGTGGATTCAGACCGGCCGCATCCCGGCCAACATGATCCGGCCCTACGAGACGGCCTGCGGCATCGACTACGTCACCCGCTGGCTGGCCGCCAGTTCCGGCCGGCTGTTGATCGACATCCCCACCGGGCGCGGCGTGACCGCCGAGGACATCTTGAGCCTGCATTCGGTGATGAACGCGGCCGCCACACAGATTCTCGACTTCTACGAGAAGACACCCAGGCCGGACGTGGCCGACGTTCTGAGCGCGATCCAGGAAGCCATGCAGACGCTTGCCTGGCATCGCGGCAACGTCGAAAAGCACGCCCAGCCCGAACTTGATTTTGAGGAGAAATGACATGTCCACCGTAACAGACCCTCTCAGCTACGCCCTGGCCAAGCAGGTGCCGGCAATGGCGCGTGGCTTCACCATTTCGACCAGCTACGGGGACATCCAGATCGACGCCGAGGATGCCGAAGCCTTTCAGCGCCTGGCGAAGCTGATGCTCACCCAGAAACTGGCGAACGCGATTGCCGCAGCGAAGGAGATGGGCGATGGCTGCTGACAAGGGAAACAGCCAATCGGCCGGCAAGGTGCTGGACGTGCTGAACGTGCTGCTCGGCCACTTCGCCCACGGCCTGACGCCGACCGATCTGGTCAAGGCCACCGGCCTGTCGGCCTCGAACATCACTCGCTACGTCGCCACGTTGGAGGCGGCCGGCTTCGCCGAACGCATCCCCGAGACCGGCCGCATCCGCCCCTCGTCGCGACTCGCCCAGCACGCCGTGAGCATCCTGCGCTCGCTTGATTCCGCACGCCAGCGGATCGACGAAATGACCAACCGCCTGACTACGCAACTTTAAGGAGAACACGATGGCCCGCAAGACCTTGCAGACCGACAACCCCAGCCATGCCGTGACGGACGAGCAGATGCCCGGCCTGCCCGCCGCAATGAAAGACCTCGCCATCAGCACTGATCTGGAGAAGGACGAGATTCTGAGCGCGGGCATCGATCTTGGCCGACTGGATGCTATGGCGTTTGTGGCGACGATCGCCGATTCCGCCATCCTGTCGATCTACGAAAACGTCAAGAAGACAAAGGCTTGGCGTGGTTTGAGAAATCCCCAGAGTGGCGACGGTCGCCATTTTGAGAGTCTCGACGAGTTTTGCCAGGTCAAGCTCGGGCGATCGTATCGGCGACTGCGTGAAATCGGTGCCAATCGCAGCGCCCTCGGTGAGGAAGCCTTCGAGCAAGCCGAACGCCTTGGCCTACGCCAGACCGACTACAACCTCATCAAAGCACTGCCTGCCCCCAAGCAGGAAATCATCAAGGAAGCGCTGACCGAAGGGGCGACGAAGGAAGAACTGCAGAAGGCCATCCGCGAACTGGCCGCCGCCGACCAGAAGGAAATCGAGGAGCTGACCCAGCGCGCCGAGGAAGCCGAAGCCAACCTGGAAGCCCGCTCCCGTGTGCTGGAAGACAAGAACAGCAAGATCGACCAGCTCACCGAGGAAGTGGCGAAGGTCAAGAAGCGCGTGAAGGCGCTGCCGCCAGCCGATGTCGGTGAAGAAATCCGCAAGGAAGTTACGACGCTGGCCGCCCAGGCCGAGGTCGGCATCCGCGCCATGCGCGCCGGCCTGCAGGCGCTTGCCGACCATACCGAGGCACACGGCATAGACCACGGCGACTTCACCGCCGGGCTGATCTGCCAATTGGAACTGACTCTGCGCCAGCTGCGCGGCGAGTTCGATGTGAAGACCGCGCCCGATGGCGACGACACCCCGGAATGGATGCGCCCCGGCGCGTCCGAGGCAGCGGCCGCACGCGTGGCGGCCGACATGGCGGCGGCGGGCTGGAAGCGCGATGCCGAAGGCCGCATGGTGCGCCCCGACGCGGAAACTTTGGGCGCCTAAGCCATGAGCGCCGTCCTGACCGAACGACTGGTGGCCATCGCCTTGGCCGCCCGGCAGGCCGGGCAAGGCGGCAAGGGCGCTATTTACGACGCCGCGTGCAAGGAGCTGGGGGTGTCCCGCGCGACCCTGGCACGCAAGATCAAGGAGGTAGCCGTCATGGCCCCACGCAAACGCCGCTCCGATGCCGGGCAAAGTGCCTTGACCCTCGACGAGGCCAAGCTGATCTCGGCCGCGCTGATGGAAACCACCCGGAAGAACGGCAAGCGGCTGTACTCCATCAAGGACGCCGTGACGATGCTGCGCGCAAACAATGCGATCCGCGCCGAGTTCCTGGACACGGAGACCGGCGAGCTGCGGCCGCTGTCGGAAAGCACCATCCACCGCGCGCTGCGTATGTACGGCCTGCACCCCGACCAGCTGCTGGCCCCGGCGCCGGTGACCGAGCTGGCCAGCAGGCACCCGAACCACGTCTGGCAGATCGACGCCTCGCTGTGCACCTTGTACTACCTGGGCAACGGCGCCAAGGGCCTGCAGGGCATGGAAGGGCAGGTCTACTACAAGAACAAGCCGGGCAACCTGGAGCGCGTATCGGCCAACCGGGTGTGGCGCTACGTGGTCACCGACCACGCCAGCGGATGGGTGTACGTCGAGTACGTGCTCGGCGCCGAGAGCGGCGAGAACCTGTGCTCGGTGTTCATCAACGCCATGCAGGAACGCGGCGGCGCCGACATGATGCACGGCTGCCCGGTGATGATCGTGACCGACCCAGGCGCCGCCATGACCGGCGCGCTGTTCCGCAACCTGTGCCGGGCGCTGGGCATCTCCCTGGTGATCAACGCGGTGGGCAACGCCCGCGCCAAGGGCCAGGTCGAGAACGCCAACAACCTGGTGGAAACCAAGTTCGAGCCGGGCCTGAAGCTGCGGCCGGTGGCGAGCCTGGACGAATTGAACACACTGGCCAAGGCATGGCGCGAGAACTTCAACGCCACCGAAATCCACCGCCGTCACGGCCAATCGCGCAGCCTGGTTTGGATGACGATTCGCGCCGACCAACTGATCAAGGCCCCCTCGGTCGAGGTCTGCCGCGAGCTGGCGGTGGCCACACCGGAAAGCCGCAAGGTCACTCCGAAGCTGCGCGTGTCCTTCCAGGGCCGCGAGTACGACGTCTCCACGGTGCCGGGCGTGATGGTCGGCGAGAAGGTGATGGTCACCCGCAACCCCTGGCGCGACGACGCGGCCCAGGTGGTGCTGGTGGGCGAAGATGGTCGCGACGTGTTCCATGTCGTCCACGAGGTGTTCAAGGACGAACGGGGCTTTTCCGAGAAGGCGGCCGTGTTTGGAGAGAGCTACAAGCGCCACGCCGACACACCGGCGCAGACCGCCCTCAAGGACATCGAGCAGCTGGTCACCGGCACCGACAGCCAGGCGGCCGCCGAGGCCGCCCGCAAGGCCAAGTCCCTGCCGTTTGGTGGCCAACTCGACCCGTACAAGCATATCGACGACGCCACGCTGCCGACCTACCTGCCGCGCCGTGGCACCGCCCACGACCTGGTGGCGCCGAAGGTGGAGCTGCCGCTGCTTTCCCACGTGGATGCCGCCAAGCAGATCAAGCCGAGGGTCGAGTCTGCCGGCGTCGAATGGACCGCCGACCACTTCCGGTGGCTGCAGCAGCGCTACCCGGCCGGCGTCCCCCAAGACCAGCTCGACACGATCGTCGCCGAGCTTTCCGGCCCCCGCGCGGGCCATCAGAAACCGCTGCAGCTGCTGCGTGCGGCAGGAGGTGCGTGATGTTGAAGCTGAAGAACGTGCTGTTGAAGGCCGGCTGCAAGCAGGCTGACCTGGCCAAGGCGCTGAACGTTTCGCAGGCGACCGTGGCGCAAATCGTCAATCACGGCGAATGGCCGAAGAGC